GCTACTTTCCATTTGTTACGAGCAGTAGACAATGTTTTTAATGCTTCACCAACATTTTGTTTACCTGTGATAACATCAGTGGGCTTCAACTTAGACATAGCAATGTCCATAGAGTTTACAACACTTCCAGCTAATAATTTGGTTACAGGGTCTTTGCTTGTCTTCATTTGATTAGCTGCTTGTCGCATTTGTTCAATTGTGGCAAACTTAACCCGTTGTTGTCCTATCTGTCTTTCAAATTGCTTAAGTAATATTTCAATAGGCTTGTGGTTATCTAACTCAGGGTTGAAATTAAACTCATCTAAACCCTTTTTAATTTTATCCACAACACCTAGAGCACTTAAAGGCTTAACAGTGACTCCTAAATTATCTACTTGAGTATACGCTTCATTAGCTTGTTTTCGCACATCTTCAATAGTAACAGGAGTGGGTACAGGTTGTCCCGTTTTAATGGCTTTAGCAGTAGCACCACCAGCCATAACACCAGCAGCAATACCAGCGGCAATAGATAACACAGGGCTTTCTGTCGCTTGTGCTACATCTTCACTAACCATAGTAGCCACAGGAGCAGCTACACCAGCCGCTGCTGTCTGAGCACCTAGTTGTTGTGTTAACGGCGCTAAAGCCTGAGAACCTACCGCCTTAGCCAAAGAAGCCTCAGCGCCTACGCCTGTCATAGCCCCTACACCGCTTTGTACGGCTCTTTCTAACTGGTTCTGAGGCTCTGGTAACCCCGCACGAGTCATAAGCTGTTGTTGAGCCTCTGAGGGGAGTGGTAACTGATACTCTTTTTCCCTAATTGCAGTAGGGGTTAGAGATGGGTTACGAAGACCCATATTAACAAGAGTGGTAGTAGCATCGCTGACCATACCCGGAATAGCGGTAACACCAGATATAGCACCACGGGCGGTTAGACCAATCTGGCGACCTAACTCATCTAACATGCTAGTCTCTTCAGGCTGTTCAGTCGGTGTTGCTTCTTCGGGTTGGCTCATCATAGAAGAAGCAATTTCAGCTAACCGAGTTGCTGCTTCAGAATCTCCAGCCGCATCAGCATTACGCAGAGCAGTCATTACTTCTTCATATGTGTATTCCATTATTTACCTTTTCAAATACTTATTAACCAATGCGCTATCTTCGGCATTAGGAACAACTCTTTTAGCTTTTGCTTCAGCTGCCGCAGCATCTCTTTCATCTGGGTTAATACCATTAAGAGTATCCAGCCAGTTTTGGTAATGTTTTTTAATTTTTTCTATGTTAGCACGTAATTGGTCAGGAGATTGTTCTTGCTTTAAAGAAGCTACTGTACTTTGTAGGGCTATCAATTCTCGCTCTGATACTTGACCCAATGCACCGCCTGTAGGACTAGCATCACGCATAGCTTGAAGTTGGTCAAAGCCAAGGTTAGCTTGAATAGTCTCTAAGTTTGCCTCTAAGTCAACTGCTTCAGAACCAGCTAACTTTTTCATTACTACACCGCCCAGACCAGCAGTACTACCACCAACTTGAGAAAGAGCAGTGTCAATTGTGTTAATAATACCAGCAGCTTTGAAAGCATCTGCTTTATTCTTTTTCGTCTGAGCAGCCGCAGCATCCGAAACTTTTTTATCACCCTCGGCTATTTTTTGCTGTGCAATTTGAATATCAAGCTGTTTAGACATTAAATTCAAAGCAGCTAAAGCTGCTGGGTCTCCTTGATTAGCCCTTAAATCTAACTCTAATTTTCGAGTAGCCATTGCCTGTCGTTTAGCGGGGTCAGTGATGCCAGCTAAATCCATTTGCTTTTCAAAGGCAGACTTAGCTTCTGGTTTAGGCGCTTTACCTGCTAGTTCAGCCTTATTATATGCTCCCATAGCCGCAGTAAATTCCGATGATCCCGGTGTCAAACCTTCATCAATTAATTGTTGAGCGTATGGAGATATTTTTTCTTTTTCTTCTTTTGTATAACGAACTAAATCGTTAACGTTTTTTGTCTTTTTATATTTAGCTACGCTCTCAGCTGTAAAATCTTTCAGTAAAGATATACTATTATCTGTAGGTTTTAATTTAGATGCTGCCTCACTCGCTTGTAAAGCCTCAGCCGTTAAACCAACAGCTTCAAACTCTTGTGCTACAGCGTTTAAAAAAGCTGCTCTATCTTTTGTATCTACACCACGAGCTTTAACTCTTTCAAGAGCCTCTCGCTTTTTAATAGCCTTCTCTTCCCTAGGGTCTTTAACACCCGCAATCTTCTGCACCCCTTGCCCTAACATATTACCCATGTTACTACCCACGGTAGCTAAGAAAGCCTGTGGGGTAGTAGCTTGACCTAACTGTTGTTGGAAAAGCTGTTGTTGTTTCATCTGTTCAGCACGTGGATCATACCCGCCTGTTAACATGCTATAAATATCTGTAGCCATTATGTCTCCTTATACATCAAAGGGGTTGCGTTGTACCCCGAGGCTGTTTAACTGGTTTAACTGGGATGCGGTAACAACAGGTGCTGGATTATTATTACTGTTAGTACTTGGATTTATCTGGTTGTTCAGCCTATTCATACCCATATTCATCAAGTTATTACCAAAAGCAGCGCCAGCATAAGCAGAGCCGGGAATAAGTGGGTTAGATGGCGTAGTGGCCTGATACTGTAATTGATTACCCTGCAACCCTGTTAGCCCTGTCTGTTGACGTTGATACGCTTCCTGACCACCTGTAAGCATTGCTTGAGGAGTACGTAGAGCACCTTGACCGTATGTTTGAGCCGCTGCACCTAAGTTGCTGTAGACGTTACCCATACCAGTACCATAGATACCAGCTTGCACTGCACCTGCTTGAGCCTGTTGAGCACCTAGGTTACCACCTAGTGTAAGTTGACCCATACCGTATTGTTCTGGAGCTTGTCCCGCATTGAACAACCCCTGTGTATATTGCAGTTGGTTAGCTTGTTGTGTTTGACCAGCTTGTGTAGCATTAGCGGCAATCTGAGCGTCAGCCTGAGCACGAGCACGATCCCTTTGGAATTGCTCTTGGTTAACATAACCGCCTACACCTGCACCAGCGGCCTCAGAGGAAATACCCATTCCAATACGACCTCGACTGAGCTGTTGGTTACGTAGGGCTAAATCTTCTGCCGTGCGCTGAGGCTGTAACAACCCCTGCTGTTGTGTCATGTACGCTTTGGCGGCTGCTTCAGGAGTGGCTGTTAGACCACCTGCTGCTGTCTGTGCTGTGCCATACAAGCTCTTCTGATACGCTTGCATTTCAGGAGATAGGTTAAACCCTGCTGCACCTGTGTCCTTATCAAAGAAAGTACCGCCAGTAGCTGTTTTGATTGAGTATGGACGGAAATTAGCCATCTCAGACATCTTAGCGGTATCAGCTAACTGACTCTGAGCAATCTCTGTCTGTACGTTACCAATAGCATTGGCAGCTCGTTCTTGAGCTTGAGCTAGAGTGATTAGACCAGCATCATAGTCAGCAAACGCTTGGTCTGCTACTGATCGTTGGATGCCTGTGTCTTGACGTAGAAGCTGGCGTACTCGCTGTTCTTCTGCTAAACGTAAGGCATCTGATGCTGCTTGAGCGTCTGATGCCTTACCTGCTGCGCTACTTGTTAATAAACCACCTACTAAAGCGGGGGCAACGGTTGTAAGTAAACTCATTATACTGTCCTCTTCCACATTTTAACAACCACATAGGGCTGTACGTTGGTATTAACCCCACCAGTAGCTACAGTGGCTGTGCCTGTTGTTAATGAATCTGTTCCTGTCGCTGCTGTCACGGAGTGTGTGTGAGTTGATGTTGCAATGTCTTTACTACCACCAGTTTCTTCTAACGTGTTAAACAAAGCATCTGTAGCATCTTGACCCACAATAACCTTACCAACACCAAACTCTACCCATGTACCAAAGCCCAACAAAGTAGCTGGGTTAGTGCCTAAGGTAGAAATATACAAAGCACCTACTGGGTAAATAACCTGAGCGACAAGCCCGGCATACGCAGAGGTGTTTTGGAAGGCCGCATTAACAAAAGCTGTTGTAGCTATTTGTGTTGTCTGTGTACCTACTGTAGCTGTCGGTGCTAGTGGAACCCCTGTAAAGTTAGGGCTAATTGCGTTTGACTTACTGTTAACTGCTGTTTGAATAGCGTTGAACTCATCGTCAAATTCCGTACCCTTGATGATCTTATCTGGATCACTAGGAAGGAGGGCATCCTTCGCAGCAAAGTTTGTAGCCTTAGTATATTGAGCCATTTATTCTGTCCTTCCGCCTTTAATGAAAACATCTATTTTTTGTACTGAGAGTTCTGCGTTGTTAACATCAGATTCAAAGCCAATTTGAATAGTAGAGCCGTAACCTCCCACGCTACTCCTAATCTTTTCTAACACAATGCCTTTTGAAAACTCACTATAATCTGTAACAGTAAAAGAAGTTTCCCATGTGCTTGTTACATCTGTCCACGCTGAGCCACTCCACTGATAAACATTGTTGTCATCTGTTGTCATGTAGGCATCCCCTGTATTAGGAGCACCGGGTAGCGAAGCGTAGTTAGCAACCACACCTTTAAACTCTGAGTAAGTAACAAACTTGTCTACGTTATACTCAAAGATTTCTCCAGCTTTCAACACAAAAGGATATGAACGATAAGCTCCAGAGTAATCCGTTGCTACTTTAATAGTAAACTGTTGGTTAGCTCCTCCTAGGATAGTAGCGCTAATCTTCTTTATAATCTTGTTAGTAGTAGGTGAACCAAAGTCAAAGTAGTGAGAGTAGTAACGAACCCTATAAGAAGCCGTATTATCTGTGTAACCTATGTACTTCCCAATGCCGTTAACCTTACCAATTAACACATCCCTGTTGCGTAAGCGTAGGAAAGAATCAGCCTCGTATTGGTTCCAAATAGTAACACGAGACGCTCCGTTCTCTAATGCACTACGCATGTCTAAACAAAAGACAGTCTTAATAGAAGGGAAAGATAGCAGGTAGAAAGCATTGATCTCAGAGTAAACACTAGATATATTGTCTAGGTTACCCGCCAAAGAAGCCTCTGTGTTAAGATCATCTAACAAATCATCTCGGACATTAACTGTCAAATCTCGCATAGGCAAGCTCTTCTCTTGGAGGAGGCGACCTAAGCTACGAATACCAGTGTCAGAGAGGAAGATTAAGTCAGTACCTGTATTCTGTACACTCTTGTGAGCCACACAACCGACACCAACAATAATATCCTGTAAAGCAAAGTCGATGGATATTGGGTTATCAGCACCTGAGTAGATGACAATATGATGGCGACAGAAGATGATTAAGAAGTTATTATGTGCCGCTATGGATATGATGTCATCAGTGTTATCAGGTAGCACCGAGGCAATGTTTAAGGAGCCGCTAGAGCCTCCATTGAAGGCAGGGAAAGCAGTATCTACAATGTCAGTAGACCAGTAGACAGCATTCTTAGTAAACGACCAGTAGCGACCCCAAGCCGCTATAACACCATTAGGATACGCTGTACCAAAGTTTTGAGTAACGCCTGTGTATGTTGTTATTGTTTTAACTACAGGAGTTGCTGCTGAGCTGTAGATAAGAGGTTCTTGGCCTTCTTGCACCAATATAGAAGTGTCGTTTAAGTTAGCACCACTCCAGTTGTCACTTGTAATTGTGTATGCTGCTGGAGTAACATCTGTCAGAACCTCACCAACACCACCAGTAAAAACCTTGTTGTTACCCGCAGAGAGGATGTCTAAGCTATCGTCAGCATTAACATGCTCCAACATAAACTTAATAGGTTCTCCGCTAAGTTGGGCAGAGCCTGTGGTGGTTTGCATTGTCCACCCCTTACGTGCCCCTAGACGCCCATACTTATCAATAATAACATTGTCAGCTACTTCCGCAAAGTTGGGAGATAAGGTAACACCACTCTCTTGGGTGTTTAAACCGAAGAAACCGGGTGTTACAATGGAAAGAGCTTCAAGTTGTTTCATACTGTATACCACACCACTTCTTCAGGGTGACGATTAGCGTCCATAGCAATCTCGTCAGCCAAGGCT